CCTTACGGTCAACCAGGCCGCTGACCTCCACGGCCTTTGCCGGCGCTCCGTCAGGTCCACCGCCGATCGCCTGGGGCTGAAGCTGAAACCAATCCGAGCCCCGCGCCGCCAGCCATGACTCCTATAATCACCGAGCTCGATATGATGCCGCGTGAATTCGTCGGCCCTGATCTGAAGAGCAACGGCTTCTGCCGGTTCACCCCTCGGCGATGGACCTCCCAGGAGATCAAATGGGCAATGGACCTACGCGCGCGCGGCTTCTCCATCCCGCAGATAGCAGTTTGCCTTTACCGCGACGACCTAGGGGTTGAGACGAAGCTCAAAAAGCTTTCAAAAAAGACGGCCACCTACAACCCCGCCCACCTTGCAGACAAGTACGCCACCAACGACGCTTTCCTAGCAATCGCGGAGCCGCGCTCCGTCCTCGATCTTTACGCCGGCCGCGAGTCCTGGTACCGGGGCAAGGTCGACGAGCTCTATGCCAACGACAAACTCGAGAGCTCGACGAACGACAGCCATGGCGACGCGCTCCGCACCCTTTGCCGGCTTTATGCCGAGGGCCGGAAGTTTGACCTGGTAGACCTCGACCCTTTTGGCTCCGCTTTCGACTTGTTTGACCTTGCGATCAAGACCGCCACGCGCGGCATCATCATTACCTTTGGCGAGATGGGTTGCAAAAGGTTTGCACGCACCGACTTCATCCGCCGTCGATACGGCACCGAGATGAGCTTGGCTATTGACTCCGGAGCCCTAGTCGACTTTGTCCGCATAGTCGGCGAGAGGAATAAGAAGACGCTTGTCCCGGTCTTTCAGCGCGATTGGCAGAATATCTCCCGCACTTATTTCCTTATCAGCGGCTACCGTATCACCGAGCAATGGGACCAGAAGCCTGCCGACGACCTTTTCCCCGATGCCTGAACGATATGACCACCCGCCGGCCGCCATGGCTCACATGGCCGCCAAGATGCCCCGCCGATCTCACGCCCTTTTCCTGGTGATTGACGGCCGCGTCGAAAACCCCGAGTTCGTCGTTTGGACCCTTGACGCCTTTCGCGACGAGCTTTGGCAGTGGAAGCGTAAAGAGGTCAGGGCTAACGGCCGGCACATTGAATTTTGGGCCAAGCACGACGGTCAGTTCTGCCGGTTCAACCCGAACGCAGTATGAGGCCTATCCTCCCGCCGCCACTCCTGCCGTCCGGCATCGTAAAGCGCGCCGCGCAGGTGCCTCAACCATTCGCTTTTTTCCTTTTGCTCGACGGCATACCTTACTGCGAAATTGCAGAACGCCGTCGGTGCGACTTCGAGACGGCGCTTGTCTCCTGGCGCCGCGTGAACCTGCCGACGCTCGTCCGGTCGCAGGTGCGGTACTTCGTCAGGAACAAAGACCTTGCGTTGACGGAGGTCCGTCCGTAGTCCTTTCCCCATGACGAACCGCGACGCTATCCGACGCCAGCTTGCGATCATCGACGACGCGCTTGGCTCCCTCGAGTTTTATTGCGAGACGGAGATTGTCGGCGACGACACTCGTCACCTGTTGACCGATATCAAGGGCGCCCAGCGCCAGCACGCCCGGACCGATGCCGACAAGGTCGAGGAGTCCTGGGATGTGAAGCCTCTCTACGATCGCGTGAAGTCCATCCAGACCTCTCTCCGCGTGCTCCGCAACAACCTGGACTTGTCCGACAAGGCTTGCGAGAAGGCTCTCGACGCTTGCCGCGCGATCTCATCGGCCGTCGAAAAAGACGAGACCGACGACGAGCTCTGATTTTTTCCCACCCACAACCATGCCCACCATCCCCGACCGTCAAACCTACAACGCCCTTGCCGCGCTTAACTTCAGCGGCTCGAAAGAGCTCCTGAAATCCGGCGCGCACTTTCAGGCGTACCTCAACCGCCAGCAGGAGGAAACGAAGGCCCTGCGCCTCGGATCCCTGACGCACGCGCTCGTCCTCGAGCCTGATGCCGTCGAGTCCCGCTTTGCCGCCGCTCCTGAATGCGATCGTCGAACCAAAGACGGCAAGGCCATTTACGAGGCCTTCGTCGCCGGTGCCGCCGGCAAGACCGTCCTTTCCGCAGAAGAGTTCGAGCTCGCGCAGAATGTCGCAAAGTCCATGCGCCGCGCCCGCGAGTCCCTGGCCATCCGGTTTGTCGCGACCGAGGTCATGCTCTCCGTCGAATACAACGGCACGCTCCTGAAGTCCGCAATCGACGCCGTCGGCTCCGACGGATATTTGTACGACCTGAAAACGACCGAGTGCGCATCAGCAAGGGGTTTTCTCCAATCAGTCCGATCCTATTCATATAATTTGCAGGCCCACTTTTACCGGCTAGTTTATCAGGCCGCCACCGGCGAGCGTGTCCGAGGCTTTCGGTTCATCGTCGCCGAGAAGTCCGAGCCTTGGGCCTGGGCCATTTACGAAATCGGCCCCGAGCTCATGACCTTTGCCGCTTTCGAGTTTGAAGAGGCCGTCGTCAAATATCGCTCATGCAAGGAGCTTGATGCTTGGCCTGGTTATCCCTCCGAGGTCCAGGTCGTCGACATCAACTCGAAGTCCGTCGCGGTCACCCCTATCAACTTTGCCTAATGTCCGACCTCGCAATGGGAATTGCCGAGGTTGTCGGCGCCCTACTCACCTTGGCTTACCGCGTCGCAATCGGCGCGGCCGCCATCAAGGTCCTTTTCTTTCTCTGATCTCCTACCCATGAACGCACCCAATAACGAACGCCCACCCCTGAAGAACATCGACCGCGCCGGCTCCTATGCGCTAAAGCTCATCCGTCCGAAGGACGAGGCCCGCTTCAAAAAGAACGCGCGCGGATTTTCCTCCGTCTCGCTTTTCTTTTTGGACAACGACGGCAACTGTCTAACCAAAAACTTCAGCGTCGAGTACGGCAAAGGCCTAGCGATGGTCATCGGCAAATTCTCCGGCTCCTACGCGGTAACCCCTTCCGACCAGATGTCCGTCGAGCAACTGATCCGCTATTGCGAGCCGGCCTTCGGCAAGGTCGCGACCGTCGAGCTCGAGGTCACCGCTAACGGTGAATGGCAGGGCAAGCCGCAATACCGATACAGCTTTAAAAAGATTACCCCGCGCGACCCGAAGGTGTACGGCTCCGCCCCTGCTCCGTCGTCTTCCGATGCCGAAGCCCCTCCCGCCGCTGATCCCTTCACCCCTGGTCAAGATGTCCCCTTCTGATCAACCGCCGGTCCTGGTGCTCATCACCGGGGCCGCGCGTTCCGGGAAGGATACGCTTGCGGACGGCTTGATTGCCGGCGCCACCGGACCCATTCACCGCATCAGGTTTGCCGATCCGCTCAAGGACGCCGCGGACGATTTTCTGGCCTGCCTTGGCCTCGATCGTCACGGCTCTTTTTTGAACGAAGGGTTTAAGTCCAAGCACCGCGACTTTCTGGTGTCAGCCGGCACTTTCGCGCGCTCCCTTGATGTCGATGTGTTTGCTTACCTGATGGTCCAGCGCGCGCAGGCTTTTGCCATGGGGACCGCCTTGGCCGGTTTGCGCCCGGTCGTCGTCGTCTCCGATTGGAGGTACCTAAATGAATGGCGCATCGTGAAGTCAGTCCTCGGCATCGCCGGCTGGAGAATTGTCACGGTCGAGGTATCCACGGCCGGCGTGCAGGCCGCCAATGACGAGGAGGCCCGCTCCCTCGGATCCATCCGCCGCGAGGTCATTCCCGACTTGAGCTTCAACTTCACTCCCGATTCGGCCGCCGCCGTACGGCGCGAAGGCATCGAGCTTGCGCGCACCCTTGCCATCTGACGCCCCAATGGTCTGCCTCTCCGAGTCCATCAAGAGGCAGTCTTTTGTCGATCGTGCCGAGCTCCTAGGGCTTTCCCTGGCCCGCGCCGAATTTCTCGCCGCTTGCTCCCACACGCAGGTTGCCCGCGCCGAGGCCAACCGCACCAACCTTATCCCTTACGACCCAGCGGTCCTGATCCGCGAGGCCTTTCGCATCGGCATCGGCCTTAAGGACGCGGCAAAAATGATGGAAATGACCCACGCCGAAGTCATGGCCTACGGCCTGCCATTCCCCGCGCGCTCCATCGCCCCGGCTCCCTGCCGCGGATCAGAATACAACCTTTTCCTCCCCGAACCCATCCGCCCCAATGTCTGCTACCGGTAAAGCTCCCATCCGGTTCGTCGCGGCCGGAGATAACCATGGGGATATGGCCGACCCTGACGCCCTGGATGCCCTTCGCGAGTTCTGCTCCGACTACCGTCCGACCGAGCGCATAATGCTTGGCGACTGTTTTGATTTTCGATCGCTCCGCAAAGGTGCCGGCAACGACGCCGAGGCCGCCGAGTCCCTACGAGCTGACATTGATGCCGGCGTGAAGTTTCTCCGATCCTTCAGGCCAACGGTCTACCTCAAGGGCAACCATGAGGCGCGTGCCGCCAACCTGGCCGCGTCGTCCGGCTCCGCGATTGTCCGCGACTATTGCGCCGACCTCGACGCCTCAATCACTTCGTCCGCAAAGCAG